ATAGAGAAAGATACAGAGATAGAGAAAGATACAGAGATAGAGAAAGATACAGAGAAAAAACACCCCCTATCCCCCTCAAGGGGGAAGCTGATTGACTTTAAAAAGCTTGTGAATGAGTTTGCTGGAAAGAACACACAACTCAAAGAAGCACTCAATGATTGGGTCTCAATGAGATGTGAAATGGCAAAGAAGAAAAAAGAGACCTTCACTCTTAGAGCTTTGAAGACAGCACTAAAAAAACTGCATGACCTGTCAAACGGGAATGAGGGGCTGGCGCTGGATATTGTGAATGAAGGAATTGAGGGCTCATGGAAAAGCTTTTACCCGTTAAAGGATAACCGCCAGAAGAACAAAGGCTTTGGAGACATATTGGATGAGTATGTGGATTATGCAAAGGAGCATTCACAATGAACGAAAAAGTCATAAAAGCTGTTGCGAGTTTGAGAGCGTTCTTTCCGACATTCACAAAAGAACAGACGGCGGCGTATAGCCAAATTCTTTCTGAATATCCGCCGGAGGTTGTTTCAGCAGCAATCAAAGAACTGGTGAAAACGGAAACGGAAATGTATGCCCCGCCCGTGGGAAGAATCTGCCAGATGTGCGAAAAGATTATTGCACAAGCAATGGGCGAAGTAGAGCTTAGTGCAACTGACGGATGGAAAGAGGTTATGCATGTCGTGTGTGATGTAAGCATTTATCGGCTGAAAGACTACAAGTGGAAAGACAAGGTTGCCGAAGAGTGCGCAAGAGCATTGACGTTTGAAGCTTTAATGAACATGCAACTTGGAACAGAAGAAGACGTTATGCGATCAAATTTCCTCAAAATGTATGAGGGGAAAGCGAAACAGGTACAGAAAAGAATGCAATTAAAACGGATTCTTTCCGATAGGAAGATAACCGAGGCAATACAAGCAGTAAGCGAAAAGTTGAGGCTAAAGGAGGCAGAATGATAAATGGAAAACAATCGATTTATGGTTGTGTCGGAAGAAAACGGGATCATAGCAATGAACCCATCCTACGTTGAATTGAAAGGGAAAAATCTCATCATCTACATGCCCGGAACATACAAACAGCTTGAGCTGGAATACGAAACAGAAGAAGACGCAAGAAACGCATTTATTGACATAGAGAGCGCTTATGAATCAGGGAGAATATACGTTTATATCTGAAAAGGAGTAGCACATGACGTTAGGAATGGAGGCGGAAAAACGAATAGAACGGTAACAACAGGAGAAGCAATCTGTATCTTTTCGGAATTGAAGAAAAGACTTGGAAATGGAAAGGAATGGAGAAATTTGGCACTTGATGATTACGTAGAAGATTTTCTTAATCCCGTAAAAAAATCAATTGTAGAAATTGTTGAAGATTATCTTGGAAACTGGAGGCAGAGGCAATGAATAGAGCAACATTTGTAGGAAATTTAGGACGTGATCCACAGATTAGAGCAACAAACGGCGGAACAGCAGTAGCGACATTTTCCGTTGGAGTAACAGAGAAGTACAACGTAAACGGTGAGCGGAAAGAACGAACCTCATGGATAAACGTTGTGGCATGGGGCAAGTTGGCGGAAGCAGTAGGAAACAATCTCAATAAAGGGAGCCGTGTCATGGTTGATGGGCGCATAGACACAAGAAGCTATACAGGAAAAGATGGCAAGACTGTTTACGTCACGGAGGTTAATGCATTTACAATCGCAATCCCGCTTGACACCAGAACAAGCGGAAATTTTGAACAGTATAGTCAGACACAAGATGAGGATATACCGTTTTGAGGCTGATATACAATGGGAAACTTCCGTCCGCTAATGACTTGGTGCAGCTTAATCGTGTAAATCGATATGCCGGGGCGGGGCTAAAGAAAAAATACACGGATAGTGTAGCAGCGGCGTTTAGACCGCAGGCATGTGGGAAACGGTTTAAAGGGCACTGCTTGGTAAGTGTCCGCTTCTTTGAGGCAACGAATCGGAGAGATGACGATAACACAATAAGCGGGTTGAAATATCTACTTGATGGGATCGTGAGAGCTGGGATTATGCCAGATGACAGTAAGAGATATTGTCACATTGCGTCAGTCGAATGCTTTGAATCAGACTTAATCATCAACGGGCGGAAGCAAGACTATGTAGAAGTTTCGATAACGGAAGATGAGAAAACTACAACAAAGGCAAAAACCGATAAAAATGATTCTAAAATGCGTTCATGAAGTTTTTATGATAAATCCATCATGAAAATATAGCGACATGGCAAAAAACGGAAAATTGATAAGGTTTTGACGATTTTAGACAAACGGAAGGAGTAAGAATGAAGCAGATACTGAAACACGGAATTATGATGGCGGTATTTTTTCAACTGCTGAATTGCAGTGCTTATACACATACAGGGAATCCCACAGCAAGTGGCGTTTATCCGACAGAGGGGATGGCAGCAAGTGACCATCTCCCATTCGGAAGCGTGGTCACATTACCTGACGGCAGGGAACTTGTAGTAACAGACAGATTTGGCGGCGGATATAGCGATCGCTTGGATATCTTCATGGACAGTGTGTCTGATTGCTGGGAATTTGGGCGGCAATGGTTAAAATGCCGTGTGGTAACGCCCAATGCCTAACCGCAAAGAGAATTACAGGGATTTAGGCAAATGGAGGATTACGACAAGAGAACAGAAAAAGCGATATTATGAGCGATTGGCTGTGTATGCGGTGCATGGCGGTAAACCGTATACGGATGATGAGAAAAAGCGAATTTTAGAACATTCAATCCCAGATAGAGAGTTAGCAATTGAAATCGGAAGAACAGTACGAACAATTCAGGTTTTAAGAAGCAGATGGAGGAAGAAATGGCGAAACTTGGAGAACGGATCGTGATATATGCGGCAAGGTACGCTTTGGAGCATTTACCGGCGGTGCAGGGAGATGTGCAGGACTACATCAGGCGGAAGATGAAAATGCTTGGTGATGATACCTTGAAGGACTTGAAAAGCGATATCACAAAAGGAATAGAACGTGAAAGAACGCTAAGACGTGACACCATGAAATGGGAGCGGTTAAAGATGGATATCGAAAAGGAACTTGCGGGAAGAAAGGAGAATGATTTGTTTGGGTGAAAATGAATATTTATTCAAAAATCAGGCTGGTAAAAAGTATAAAACCATATACGCAGACCCACCCTGGATAACCGAACGGGGGGGTGGAAAAATCAAGAGAGGAGCCGATAAACACTACCAACTAATGAAGACAGAAGATATTGTAAACCTGCCAATTGATGAAATTGCAGATGTAAACTGTCACCTGTATCTGTGGGTTACAAATAAATCCCTGCCGTTGGGATTAGAAGTTATGAAAGCGTGGGGATTTGAATATATTACCGCTATTACGTGGGTAAAAGACAGGATAGGATTGGGGCAGTATTACAGAGGAATGACGGAACACTGCTTGTTCGGGCGGAAAGGAATGCTGCCGTATAAGCTGATTGATGGTAAGAGAGTGCAAGGAAGAACGGTGGTCATCGAGCCAAAGTCAGAACATAACAGAAAGCCAAAGGCAATGAGAAAAATGATTGAAAAAGTAAGCTATGCACCACGGATTGAATTATTCGCAAGAGAACGGTTTGATGGATGGGATTGCTGGGGAAACGAGGTATAAATATGGTTATTTCAGAATTAGCTAAAAATAATAAGCGATATGATGTAGTGTATGCGGATCCGCCGTGGATACAGAAAAAAGGTGGGAAAAAGAGTGCTCGCCCGAACTCGAGCGGGAAAGAGTTAGATTATCCAACTCTTTCAATGGATAAGATAAAAGCAATCTTTCAAGATGTGAAAACAAGTGATAAACATAACTTGTTTGTTTGGACGATAGAAAAATATTTATTCAAGACAGAGGCAATGGTAAAATCTTTAGGTTATTCGGTGCATGCAAGAATTGTATGGGATAAAGTGACCGGAATACCAGCAGCATTTACAGTTAGGTATCAGCATGAATACTTATTATGGTTTTACAAGAAGGGGCACATTTTAATGCCGGTGAAAGAAGAACAGGGGAAATGGGCAGATGTATTTACGGAGAAGGTAAAAAGACACTCACAAAAACCGGAACACGCTTATAAAATGATTGAATCCATGTTTCCGAAAGCAGAGAAAATCGAATTGTTTGCAAGAAATACAAGAAACGGATGGGATTGTTGGGGAAATGAGGTGTAGTAATGGATAGATTGATCGACGTAATCAGTATAGTAATATTCTTTTGATTGATTATGTATGCAGCCATTAAATTAGACGAGGCGGCACGAAAGTTAAATGATGTGGAAGAACGTATTTACAGAGAAAGGAAATTAAAATGAAACGAGGATTTGAAAGAGTAATAGGATATAAGTATGTAAACTTGCCAAAAAGAAAAACGAAACAATCGGCGGGGTATGACATCGAAAGCGCTATTGACGCTGTAATCACACCAGGCGAAACAAAGGTGATCCCCGCTGGAATAAAAGCATGCATGAAACATTATGAGTGGCTGGGAATTTATGTAAGGTCAAGTCTTGCGATTAAGTATGGTCTTATCTTGGCAAACGGTGTAGGCGTCATTGATTCGGACTACTATAACAATCCGGGCAACGAAGGGCATATCATGATAGCACTCACCAATATTTCAGGCAAAACTTATAACGTAAAAAGGGGAGACAGGATTGCACAAGGGATTTTCCATCAATATTACAGAGTAGATGGTGATAAAACAGATGGAAGTAGAATTGGTGGTATAGGGAGTACGGGGAAATGAATAGAAAAGATACGATTAATGAAAAAGCAAAGCTGATTGAGGCAATGGCGGTTGATTTGGCGGATACCGTTTCAGAATACAAAATACTTTCAAAAACAGAAGATTATAGATTGCGCGGTAAGGTTGGGAGTTCTAAGAAGTCTATTATTGACAGGATACGGCTAATGCGCTTGCAGTTGCAGAACCTTAGCCGCATGGTGAATAAATCATGAGGATTTTGGACGCATGCTGCGGAAGTAGAATGTTTTGGCACGAGAAGGAACTATCATTTGTCGATTATCAGGATAACCGTTCACTGTCTACTACATTATGTGATGGGCGTAAACTTGAAATTAAACCGTCATTGATGGGCGATGTTACTGATATGTTTTATATCAAAGACGGAACTTATGACATGGTGGTATTTGACCCGCCACATTTAAAAAATGGCGGTGATAATGCGTGGATCATTCTGAAATACGGAAGGCTGCCAGAAGAATGGAAATTGTTTATGAAGACGGCGTTTGAAGAATGCTTTAGAGTTTTAAAGGATGGAGGAACACTTGTCTTTAAATGGAATAGTGAACAGATACCGTTCGCAGAGGCTGTAAAGTTATCACCATATAAGCCTATTTTCGGAGATAAACGGGCGAAAACAAGGTGGACGGTATTTGTGAAAGATTCTACATTAGGGAGGAATGGAATATGAAAAAGATAAGAATAACTTTTAGCAAGGATACTGTACATGTTGACGCATATAAAGTTGGCGCAAACGAAATAAAAAGTGCGATTCATGCACTACTTATTGGATTACATGATGATTTCGGAGAAAAGCCAAGTGAATTATGGAATGTCCTGTATGACGCCTTGTGGGATTTAAAAATAAAACATGGATGGAATATTGATATACGCCCTGATAAGGAGATGGGCAAGAATAGAGTAGACGATGTTTTATGTAGTCATGCAAGGCTGTTGAACATAATAACGCATGCTAATATCAGTGCCACAGAGGGAGAGTGGAAAGAAATTTGGAGTGCTGTTAAAGAAGCGAGAGAGATGACTAAATGGGAATGACATTTATAGACTTCTTTGCCGGTATTGGCGGATTCCACAGCGGATTTGAAAAAGCGGGAATGAAATGTATCGGCTGGTGCGAGTTTGATAAATACGCACAAAAAAGTTATAGGGCAATTTATGATACGGAAGGATTGTGGTTTAAAGATGATGTACGAAAGGTGCGAGGATGGGAGTTACCAGGGGCTACTGTTTGGACATTCGGATTCCCATGCCAGGATGTCTCTATCGCAGGAAAGCAAAAAGGCATTAAACGAGGAACACGGAGCGGATTATTTTTTGAAATTATGCGGCTCCTTGATGAAGCAGAAGAAAATAAACCCCGATGGATTATCGCTGAAAACGTTAAAAATCTGCTTTCTATTGAGGGGGGGTGGGGATTCTTCACAGTGCTGTCTGAAATGGCAGAGAGAGGGTACAGTGTTGAATGGAGAGTGTACAACTCAAAAGATTACGGAGTACCTCAAAACAGAGAGCGAGTGTATATTGCTGGACATCTTGGAAAAACAGGTGGACGAGAATTACTACCTAAAGCCAGAAAAAGTGAAAGAGCTATTAAGCAGGTTATAGGCGGGGCACAAGGAGAAAGAGTGTACGAGCCGAACATATCTTGTACGTTATCTTCACAAGGTGGAGGTTGCGGAGCAAAAACAGGGTTATATAGGTTTATAGACTTTTCAAAGAAAGATACACAGACAACGGAACACTCAAGATGTCTGACTGCACGTTACGATAGAGGTATATCTAATCGTGCAGGAGAATCCAGCGGGGTGATGGCAGTATTAACGCCAAATAGGACAGAAAGGAGACAAAATGGTCGAAGGGTCAAAGAACCAGGTGAACCGTCATTTACACTCACGGCACAAGACAGGCATGGAATAATGATAAAAAATGCCACAAAAAAGGGATATGAAATTGCAAGAAAGGGAGACGGCGTAGATATTGCATATCCGAATAGTGATACACGGTGCGGAAGGGTGCAGAAGCAGTTATCAAACACGGTAAAAACACAAAGTAACTTGGGGGTCGTTCTTGAAAATGAAAGTATATGTTATATACGCAAATTAACGCCGAAGGAATCCTGGAGGTTGCAAGGGTTTACAGATGAGCAATACGAAAAAGCTGCTGCCGTAAACAGTAAGAGCCAATTGTACAAGCAGGCTGGAAACGCAGTGACGGTGAATGTAACTTATGAGATAGGGAAACATATCGTAGGTTTCGAGAAGGAGGAAACATGACAATAGGCAGGATGGTTCATATACTGAAATTTATTAACAGTAGGCTTATTACAGATAAAGACAAGTTAAGTGCTATACAAATGGTGATAATGCGATATACACCAATTGACAAGGTAACGAAGACTGATTTAATAAATGCCTTAAAATGGCTGTTTGAATATACAGGAGGAAGAGCATGAGCAAAAGCGAAGAAGAAGCAGTAATGCAATATGCAATAGCAGCACATTTGGGAGAAAAGAATATTGTAATTCCGAATATTAGCTTTGCGAGAATATCATGCAGAGTTCCTAAGTATGGAAATAATGGACAGCTTATTGGACACGAATACCCGTTCAAGGGAGTTCGTCATGAAGCAGATTTGATATGGATAAACGACAATGACTATCTGACAGAAGTGGAAATTAAGACAAGTTATAGCGACCTTTTAGCAGATTTCAAAAAGAAAGAAAAACACCTAACAAAATATACACGGGCAGTTTACTATGCGTTCCCGTTGGATATGTACAAAGAAAATGAGGAGAAAATCAAAAAGGTGCTGGTTGAAAAATTCCCAGAAGCAGGAGTGATTATTGTTGGGATGGGTGGACTTGCAGTAAGTGTGATAAAGAATGTTGAATATTTTAATGCCGAAAAAATCCCAATTGAAGTAAAAATCGGGCTAATGAGAATCGGATGTCAGAAATGGTGGAGGAGAAAATGAGACAGGATAAAGAAGAATGGGTAGTGTCACTGGATGGAGAAAATTATAACGGATATATAACATACCCGGCAAAGGAAGCGGCTATTGAAGCTGGACGGAGGGAATTTACGAATGTAAAAAATGGTCAATATTCAGAGGTTTTTGACGGATATATAGGTGATGATAAGTTCTTTTGCGTCGCGCTATTTTCAAGACCAGAACCAACGGCAAGCATTGATAACATTATTGAAGACGTAGCATGCAACGCAGGTGTTATTTATGATGAATATTGCTTTGATTTTTTAGAAAATGTCACAGGAGAACAAAGAGAAGAGCTTGAAAAATAAATCAATAAAGTTGTTCAGCGCTGGCTTGATAAATACGAATTGAGAGATTATGGATTTTTAGTTGAAAATGTGGAGATGGTCAAAGTATGAAAACACTAAAAGAAGAAGTAATGGAATTGCTGATGAAAAGAATCGGAGTGGTAGAAGATGAAGAGTTCAAAGCGAGTACCATTGACAGAGGTTGTGATACCTACAAAATCTCAAAAGATAAATTATTTTTCAAAGATTTCACTGATGAATGGGTTAAAACTGAAATGTGGATTGAGATGATAAGGTCTTTTGAAGATTATGAATTTGAGGTGAAGCCGTTTAACCCGAACAATGGTGATAGATATTGGTATGTAAGAATGGATGGGGTGTTGCAAAACACGTTATTTGAAAATTCTCTTATGATAGATATCCTTAATAGAGCAATGGGCAACTGCTTTAGAACAAAAGAATTGGCGGAAGCACACAAAGAAGAGATTTTAAAAATCCTGAAAGGAGAAGATCATGAATGAACCGATAATAAGCCCGTGGATATTCTATGCGGCAGATGTCGTATTCAGTATTAATTTAGTTATTAATGTTTTGGTGTTGATTTTGTGTATAGCTACTGCGATTGCATTTTGCGACTATATGTCGAATAGAAGTCCGTATAAAGAAACCGAAACTATTCAAAACCGGAAAACATTTCATTCGTTATTAAAAATACTTGTCGTTGTCACAATATTAAATATTATGATCCCATCACAAGGTACATTTTACAAGATGATTGCAACAAGTTATGTAACACCTGCAAATATTGAAATAATTGGTGACAATGTAGACAAAATCGCAGATAAAATTGTTGATAAAATTAATAAGGTGAAAAGATAATGGCAGATATGGTAAATCACCCTTCTCATTACACACAAGGTGGGATAGAATGTATAGACGCCTTAGAAGCGGCTACAATCAATTTAAAAGGCATTGAGGCAGTTTGCACAGCAAATGCCATTAAATACCTTTGGAGATGGAAAGAAAAAGGAGGGATAGAGGATTTAGAGAAATCTAAGTGGTACATAGACCGCCTGATAAAAAAGATAACAATAAAAGCGTGATATAATAAAAATGTCCTTTGGCAACTCTCGCTAAGATTTAAACCTGCCAAAGGACGGGGGCGGCAACTCACCGCCCTTTTTGTTTTGAATCAGGTATAATATGAGTGGAGGATTTGACGATGTTTGATGTGAAAAATTCGGCACCAATGCGGATGACCAAGAAGTACAGCTATTTATATCCTGACGCATGGGATTTCATAGAAAATATTGCAACAAATAAAGAGCATAAAGATATGTGGCCGCATGAGTACGTTTATGCGCCGATAGAGGCTGGGCTAACATTATCTCTTGACCGAAAGAAAAATCAATCCAACCTTGAGAATGTGGCAGATGGTACGTTTATAGCTTGCTTGGCAGCGTGGAGAAGAACAAAAATAATTTATGACTTTGACGCCACGCTGACAGAGGAATTATACAAACAGGCAAAAAGCAACATAGAACTTGATACAAGCATGCTGACGCTGCCTGCATACTCAATATATATCAGACCCAATGACGGGGCGGAATATGATGGATTTTTCGTGTTTTTTGACTTTGACAGAGGACACTTTGAGTTCAGACTTCTTGTTGTAGATAGAAAAGGGAAACCAATATTGCCAATTTATCTGATTCTTCCTGAAACGGGAAGTGAACCGATAGATAAGATTATAGACAGAATGGTTAAACAATTCGATGAAATAGATTTACCGGCGGGAGGTAATGAAGATCTTGATGTAAACGGCAAAACATTAGAGGAATTTTACAGAAACAGCAAGCATTCTATCAGCAAATGGATAAACCTTGTTCTATATATTTCCGCTGTGAATGCAGATATAAAACACGAAAAACGGCACTTTTTCCGGCGGACAAGAAAGATAAAGGATATTCCCAGCGAGGTGGAACTTTTCAATGTAGGAGAAACCGCAGGGGCTAAGATAAGAGAATTTAGGAAAGCTGTACAGTATGATTATATAGAACCGCAGGGAGGACATCATAAATCCCCTGTAATGCATGTAAGAAGGGCGCATTGGCATACATTCCTTTACGGAGAAAAGAAGGGGAAACGCAGGCTTAAATGGCTCCCGCCAATAATTGTTAATTCCGATGAAATAAAAACAGTAACAATAAACAAAGTGAAAGACACGCTGTAATGGCGTGCCTTTTTAGATAGGAACCTTTTATAGGGGATTCGGAGGAACCTTTCCTTGGGGAATTTCAAGGGTAACCTTTTTCAGGGGAATTTAGAACCTTTCCAAGGGATTTTCAGGGAATCCTTTCAAGGGGATTTTCCCAAGGGGGTATTTAGATTTTTATAGAATTATTTATAAAGTGGAATTTTAATGCATATAATCACGGCATTTTACATTATAAAATGAATAGTTATGCAGATTTATCATAACTTATTTATAAAATGCATATTTCGAAATAAATTATATGCACTTTGTAACTAAAATACGGCGGAGCGCTGGAAGAGCAACAAGCAAAATGTTTCCCGATTTACGATATTCATATTCTTTCAGCTATGTACATCAGCTTTGATAGACTTTCCCCACTCAATGGCTTTATTTCTGCCTAATCCGACATATATTTGCAATTCATTTTGTTCGCCGAATGGTCTATATCCGGTAACACGTGTATATATCGGCATTCCAACCGTACACGCCCGCCGTGTAAAATTGCGGATCTGCAACGTTAAGAAGCGTTTGCAAATCACAATAACCGACGGAAAAGCATTTATAATTTTTTATAATCTCTTTTTTCGCAACCTTTATTCTCATTTTTTACACCTCCAAAATTTCATCACGATTTTTAAAATACTTTTTCGATCAGGTTTTTCAATTCATTGCTATTGCATGAAAAACCTGTTGCATAGTAATTATTTGAAAAAATTGTGGCGTCAAGCGTCAATGCTAACGCTGTCACGACTTCATCAATTCGACTACACAATTCCGCATAGTCTGCTTGAGAGATTCCGTCGTGATAGCTGCACTGATCAACCTTTTCTGTCAGCCATTCAGAATCTGCCCATTCAGAAAACACCTGTTCCCCGTTAATTTCGCCGATATACATATACGCATTATCGGTAATTTCATCAATGTGTATATCAACTTTCTTTCCGCTGCTTAAATAAAATCTCATTTCTTTTCTCACTTTCCCCCGATTTTTTCGGGAACCACATCTTTTATCTGTATATATTATAAACGATACAATGTAAAAAGTAAAGATATAAATGTATAAAATACATATAATTTATTTCTATCGACGGTTATAATCAGTGTTTATAATAAACTATAATATTGACAAAATAAACGTAAAAATATATAATAATGATGGAGGTATATAAAGATGGATAGCAAAGAGTTTCATAGACAGTTAAAAATACTTTTTGCACTGGCAGACGTCACAGCGACAAGTGCAGCACAAAAAGCAGGTATGACACCGCAAAATTTAAACAATAAAATTTCAAGGGGATCTCTAAGAGTGATAGAGCTATATAACATAGCGGACGCATTAGGATATGATATAGTTTTTAAAAAGCGTGACAATCAATAACAGATAAGACAATTACGTAGATACAACATAGATACAAGATAGATAGACTGACATAACAAGCAGTCTGTCTTTTTTTTATTGCATAAATGACAGCAGATTGATTATACAGATTGACAATTACAGTAATAACTCAAGACAAGCAAGATTAGATAATAATTCATATAGCATACTACATAACTATAATTTGTCTGATTTTAAGGTACTTCCAGCAGATAAAACGAGAGCGCAACGGTCGCCATGCCCCCGATAATCATGTAGATACCAAAAGTTTTCGATACTTTCGCACATCAGGGGTTTACATTTGTGGTATAATATAGTAAATTGAAGAAAACGAAAGAAAAACAAAGAAAATAAGAGTAAAATATATAAAAGGATGGTGAAATCGGAATTGTCGTTTGAAAATGACGTTAAATTACAAAAAATAACGGAAGAAACGATAGTTTCAGCGTCCTCAATGGCTCTTGTTTTAGGAATTACCACAGCAAGGTTGCGCCAGCTTGTAGGTGAAAGTGTTGTAGAAAAACGAGGACAGAATAAATATGGACTTGTTGAGTGTGTGAGACGATACTTTAACCACAAATCAAAGAGCGCAGCCGTTTCTTTTGATAAAGAACATACCCTTTTAGAAAAAGCCAAAAGGGAAACAGCAGAACTGGAACTTGCCAAAAAGAGGGGAGATGTCCATTCTACCGATGATATAGAGATGGCGGTAGGCAACATTCTTGTTGTTTTTAAAAGGACAATGCTTTCTATGCCTCATAAGCTGGCAAAACAGCTTGAGGGGAAGTCCGCTGCTAAGATTTCTGAAATACTGACAAAAGAAATTAATGACGGGCTTTTGGAATTGAGCCAATTCGACGCGGCTAAGCTGGGGGATAACATCAGTGATACCGAAAAAGACGATTGACTTATTTCAAAACCTGCTTGCTATGGTTGCCCCGCCCAAAGACCTTTCTGTCATTGAATGGGCGGAAGAGTATAGATATATTCCTGATGATTACGGAGCCCATCCAGGTAAATGGAGCAGTGATGGAGCACCGTATCAGATAGATCCGCAAAAGGCATTTACAGACCCTAATGTAAAAAAGGTTATTGCCATGTTTGCAGCACAGATGGGCAAATCAGAGATACTGTTCAATGTTATTGGGCGGTACATGCATTTAGATCCATCGCCCATGCTTATGGTGCAGCCGACAATTGAGGACGCCAGGGATTGGTCAAAAGAACGATTCACTCCCACGGTGGCAAAAACACCTATCCTCAACGACATTGTATATAAGCAGAAAAGCAGGGATAGCGACAACACTATCCTCAAGAAATTATTTCCCGGCGGCTACTTGGCATTAGTCGGAAGCAACGCACCTTCCGGCTTAGCTAAGAGAAGCATAAAAATCCTCCTTTGTGACGAGGTAGACAGGTTCGCCAAAAGTGCCGGCACCGAAGGCGATCCTGTTGACCTTGCCATAAAACGTACTTCCAATTTCTGGGACGCCAAAATAGGTATGTTCTCAACGCCTACTGATGAAGCGAGCCGTATATATCGTGAATATATGCTTGGTAGCCAGGAACAGTGGAAGCACCAGTGTCCTAACTGTAAAGAGTGGCATTGGCTTGATATGGATGATATGCAGTATGACTATGACGAGTTTACCGTCAAAGAACGCAAATCATACCATGTGAAAGACGTTAAATGGAGATGTCCTGATTGCGGCTTTGAATTTACAGAACCGCAGATGAAATCCACACCGCAGAAATACATTGCGGATAATCCCGATATAAAAGATGTGAGGTCGTTCCACGTAAACGCATTCAGTTCCCCATGGCTTGACTGGAGCGTGCTTATTGCAGAGTATCTTGTAGCCAAATCCGATGTAGAAACACTTAAAACTTTTGTAAACACACGTCTTGCGGAAGTGTATAAGCCGGTAGGCAAGATGAAAGATGTATCAGCGCTTGTTGAAAGACGTGAATTTTATGAGGCGGAAGTGCCCGATGGCGTCTTGATCCTTACGGCGGCGGTGGATGTACAGAACAACCGTTTGGAGTATGAGATTGCAGGCTGGGGGCGTGGAGAAGAAACATGGGGAATCAGGAAGGGAATCATTATTGGGGTTCCTGACCAGAAAGCCACGTGGGACGCATTAGATTTAGTCCTTGACCGCACGTACCACTTTAAAGACGGTTCAGGGATAGTCGTATCAAGAACATTCATTGATACGGGCGGCAGTTATACCAATGAAGTATATGACTATTGCGCAAGGAATACACATAAACAGCGTATAGCTATAAAAGGCGCAAGTGAGTTCAATGTGCCAATTATTTATAAGACGGCAGCCGCTAAAAACCATGATAATTTGTTATTACTTCTGCTTGGGGTATCTCAAGCTAAGCAATATATATTCCAGCGTCTAAGCATACTTGAATATGGAGAAGGTTATATGCATTTCCCGAACAACGAGGGGCGTGGATATGACGAAAACTACTTCAAAGGTTTGCTTTCAGAACAATTGGAACAGAAATTGGTGAAAGGGAAGCTTGTATCTGTATGGGTAAATATTGCCAAAGACCACAGAAATGAGCCCTTGGATCTCAAAAACTATAACTTGGCATGTATAAAGTCTATTGCCCCCGATTGGACGCATTATGAAAAAGTGCGGCGTGGGGAAGTAGAACAGAAACCGGTTAAAAAGGCACCGAGTTACGGCTGTTTTTCACAAGGAGGCGTATTCTAAATGGCTGATGAATTAACTAAAAAGGAAGTCCGAAACCGCAGACTGAAAGCCTATCTTGCGGCAGAAGAAAAGACGCTGACCGCACAAAAATTTGACGATGGAACAGTGAGCCTGCAACGTGCTTCTTTGAGAAACATCCGTGATGGGATAGATGGCATTGTAGAGGGTATGGATGATGGAAGTGACAAATTAGCACCGTCTTCCATGCGTAAAGTCGTACTGATGGATTATTGATATGGGTAAATTCTGGAACTTTTGGACAAAAAAGAATACATCAGTAAAGAACAGCGGGTATAGCGCTACTGGGGCAAATACCATTGTAGGGAGTATGGCGTCATGGCTTCCTGACAGGAATAGCCCGCAGTCTGATATTGACTATAACCTTTCCACATTAAGAGGTAGAAGTGCTGAACTGGCGATGGGCGGTTCTCCGCTTGCTTCTGGAGCGATTGAGAACGCAAGACAATATGTAGTAGGGGCGGGATTACATTTAGCGCCATCTCCAAAATACAGATTGCTGAAAATGACACCGGAAGAAGCTGATGAATGGGCGTTTGTCACAAGAGAAGCCTTTGACCTGTGGGCGAACAGCGTGTTTGCTGACATCTTGCACAAGAATAACTTTTATGACATGCAGGATATAGCCTTTAATAGTTATCTGGTTGATGGTGACAGCTTCGCTGTTATTAAACAGGAAACGCCGAATGCGGCTATGCCGTTTTACTTGCGGTTACAGCTTGTAGAAGCGTCAAGAGTATGTAATCCATATTCTGGCGGTTCTACATCGAATGTTTATCAATACAATCAAGACAACGGAAACAGAATTGTTTCAGGCGTTGAGATCGATAAGAACGGGGCGGTGGTTGCTTATCATATTGCCAATAAGTACCCAAACGACAGGGTGTCTGACGGAACTATTCCAGCATGGGCAAGAGTAAAGGCGTTTGGCGAGAGTACGGGCAATAGAAATGTATTGCAGATAAGCCACGAAACAAGACCTGACCAGTATAGAGGGATTCCTTATCTTGCCAATGTCATCACCACACTGAAACAGGTGGGGAGATACACAGACGCTGAATTGACAACGGCGATCATAAAGTCTTTCTTTACATTATTCTTCACGCAGACACAGGCACATGACAAAGCATTCCCACTTGATAGTCTGAACGGCGGACAGGGTAATGATTCTGAAACGGCAACAGCTGATGAATTGAGAAAAATACAGTTCAAGTTGGGTCCAGGTACGCTGAATGCACTTCCGCCTAACTGGGATGTAAAGGAAATAGACGCAAGCAAAAATTTATCTACCTTTGACCCATTCACGAATCAATTAATAAAAATGATAGGGTCGGCAATCGGGCAGCCTGCCGAAGTCCTGACAAAAGCGTTTAATTCATCTTACAGCGCCAGCAGGGCTGCACTGTTACAGGCTTGGGCGGGATTTAAGACATATAGGACATGGTTTGCCAATGATTTATGCCAGCCTGTGTATGAAATGTGGCTTTCAGAAGCTGTGGCAAGAGGATATATAAAGGCTCCTGGATTCTTTGAAAATCCGCTTGTGAGAGCCGCTTATTGTTCCGCTAATTGGTACGGACCCGTTATGGGTATGATTGACCCTGTGAAAGAAGCACAGGCAGGGGCAGAGAGAATTAAATTAGGATTGAGTACACGTGAAAAGGAATGTGCGGAGCTTTCGGGAACATCGTTCTCCGATAATGTTGCCCGCCTTGCTATTGAAAATAAACAGCTTAAAGAAGCAGGTTTACCTGTATATGCAGAGGAAGTTAAAGCGGAGGTAAAGGAGACTAAGGATGAGTAAATTCTGGAACTTCAAGAACAAGGGAGATGTTGTTGAACTGTCTATTGACGGAGATCTTGTTGATACGAACAGTGAGTTTCTCCTTTGGTGGCTTGGCGGAAAAAGTCCTAATAATTTCAGGAAGGAACTGAAAAAGTACGCAGGCAAAGACATTCAGGTACGAATTAACAGTTACGGCGGAGATGTTTTTGCCGGAGTAGGGATGTATGACGCACTCATGGAGCATAGACAGACGGGCGGCAAGGTTAAAACTTATGGCGAAAAAGTATATTCAGCGGCTGTTATGCCGTTCCTTGCGGGCGATGAAAGAGAAATGTCACCTGGCGGAATGCTAATGGTTCACAACCCGTTATGCAGTGTGTTCGGATATGCCGATGATTTAAGAAAACGGGCTGACACACTGGATAAGGTAAAAGACAACATCTTGAGTATATATGTACAGGCTACGGGATTAGACAAAGACCATCTGTCTGACCTGATGGACAAGGAAACCGAAATGACACCGCAAGAAGCAGTGGATGAGGGATTGGCCACAGGGATTATGGATTTTGGTATAACGAATAGTGCTAAAAACGTTGCCAATTATCACGCTATCGTCAACTCGGCTAACATTGCAAGTGCCGGATTGATGAAATATATTGAGTTGTCCAAAGTGGACAGGAAGGAGACGAATATGGCAGATAAAGTCGTATTCAAGGACACAGAGGAACTCCGCAAGGCATACCCGGCACTTGTAGAGGAAATCGAAAATGCGGCGAAAACCGCAGGTACAGCCGCCGTTGATGAGGCGGTAAAGGCGGAAAGGGAACGTATGATTGCCCTTGACGCATTAAATGACGGTTCAGAAGCCGTCAAGAAGATTGTTGATCATGCAAAGAGTGAAGGCAAAACTGCCGATGAAATCTCTTTCTATGTAGACACAATCAAAGAGGCAAAACCGAAAGACGCCGAAACATCTAACTATGTGGATCAGGCGATTCAGGATTTTGCTAATTCTGGAGCGGACGGAGTAAAACCCGTGCCGCATGAAACAGAAAATAAAAAAAGTAAAGACAAAGAATGCGAAGAAATTAGCAATGCGTTCTGTGTTGTCATGAAAGGAGAAAAATAATGGCAGAACTGTTTAAAAACATTGGTGATGTTGCGTTTGATGGGCTGATTGCAGGAGATCATCCTGTACACCACAGAAACGTAACTCTTTCCGCAGGAGCGGTAATGAAAGCTGGAACATTGCTTACTTTTGACGGAACAAGCGGTAAATATGCGGCTACGGCTAAAGGTAAGGTTGCAAGTGCCATTCTGGCACACGACACTACGGCGGCAGATACCGTTGTCAACGTTTACACATCCGGCATGTTTATTATTGAAAAACTGATTGCGGCTTCCGGGGATACCGTTGTTGCCCATCAGATTGAATTGGAAGACGCTGGCATTTATATGCAGCATGCAATGTAACAGGAGGCTAAATAATGGCTAATGTACTTGATATCAACCAGACCAAAACATGGATTGCAGGATTTGAAAAATATTTTCAGCCTGATAATTTCCTTAGAAAAACATTCTTTGGAGAAGTAATTCCGTTTACTACGGAAAGCGTAATCATGGACTATCGTAAAGGCACAAAGAAAATGGCACCGTTCGTTGTGCCTGGGAACACGGCAGTATCCGCACGCAGTTCTTTCCAGACCCGTGAATATACTCCGCCTTTTATTTCCCTGAAACGTCCGCTTAGTGTAAGAGACCTCAAAACACGTTCTTTTGGAGAAAATCCGCTCCAGCCGAAATCCGAAGCAGACCGTGCAAAGGAAATCCGTGTAAGAGATTACAAAGAACTCCATGACATGATCGAACGCCGTTTTGAATGGATGTGCGCACAGCTTCTCGTTAATGGCGCTTTTGAAGTAAAAGGTGTTGCTGATGACGGAGATAACGCAGTTGTTGTTAAAGATACTGTTACGCTTCCCGGATTCACCAATAAGAAGACAGCGGCAGCCGCTGACCAGTGGACGAAAGACACCGCCGACGTGTGGGGACAGATTAACCAGGTTAGAGTTGACATGAGCAAGACGGGGAATACTCCCACAATGGCAATCATGAACTCCAATACTGCCAAAGCGTTTATGAGCAATAAGTCTGTAAAAGAAAAGCTGAATATTTCGGATAGCGTGATTGCACAGCTTATCACCGCAAGACCAAAGACTTATGGAGAAAGCCTCACACATTATGCGTTCGCAAATCCAGGCGAAATTGAAATCCTTGGATATGACGCCGTATATGAAGATGACGCAGGAGCGGTTCAGTATTTCATTCCTGACGGATATGTCGTATTTGTAAAGGCTGGTATCGGTAAACTTCTGTCCGGCGCCATTACACAGCTTGTTGGTGGTGAATACACTACATTCTCCGGGTTGTTCGTTCCTAAAGAATGGGCAGATGAAGGCACTGACACAAAGAACGTTCGTCTTGCAAGCCGTGTAGTACCGCTTGTGGAAGATATCGATTCTTTCTATTCACTTAAAGTATTTTAATCGAGGGTAAAATGAACACCTTAGGGGATATCCAATCTGATTTACACGCCAATCTCTTTGACACCGAATACGGTACAGGGCAGAAAGTCTTGTATAGGTTTGTAGACGGCACCGAAAAAGAGATCGTAGCGGTTGTAAGAACGGCGAATGCAAGAATGCCTGACGCAGAACGGAAAGACCGTTCATACTTGGACGCTTTATTCACTGTAAAAGATGAAGATATCCCCTTTCCCCAATCGGGGGATACCATCATTTACAACGATGAAGAATATCCATTTTACAGCGTGCACGCAAGGACATTAGGCATGACAGTTATTCGCTGTGTACAAGGCAGAACGGGGGTAGATTTCCAGTGATTACCTTTGAACTTGAGTATAAGGATGGCGCTACTCCGCTTGCAATGGCACTGCAAAAGCAAATGCCGAGGTGGAAACAGTCCGCACTGAAATCAACAGGTTTTATGTTGCGGAAGATGGTTAGGGATGGCATTCAATCCAAAGCTCCTGGCGGTGCTTCATATAAGCCGTTGGCAATTACAGGTAAAACACGCCGTTCTATTGAACAGAACCTGCATTCTGGCGGGAAAAGCCGATATATACTCATGGGCAGACTAAAACAAGCTGTTGAATACAGCGGTAAGACAGCCGCTATGGGATATGTAAAGGTGGGATGGTTATCACCGTCATCTGCTGAACTTGGTAAAAAACTGCAAGAAGGTTTTGAATCCGCTGTAACACCGAGAATAAGGCGTGCTTATGCGGCGGCAGGGATTGTTTTATCAAGCCGCAAAAAGAAGTTTAGAACTCCTGCACGTCCTACTTTTGACCCGATGATGGCGGCACTCCACAGGGCGGCAGTGAAGAATTTTAACGAAAAGATTACTTCTTATATCAACGGTAATACCGAAAGAAGCCAATCAAGACTGGCGAGGTATAGATAATGAATATGACACTTTCACTCAACGCTATTGCCGAAAAGTGGCTTGACGTGTTGAAAAAATCAAAACTGCTTGAGGACTACTGCCAGAAGCATTATCATCGTTCACCAAAATTCTTTATCGGAGCGGATCCGAAAAATCCGCCGCAAGCACCAAACTGCCCGTACATCATGATTATCCCGACAGGGAAAAGTGAGTGGATGGAGCCGAGCAACACTTATAAACTTCTTGTTGTGGTTGTTATCTCACAGAAAAACAAAAAGGTTGACAATCAAACACTTTACCCTAAAGACTATGAGCCGTACAAGGTGATTCGAGTGACGGGGAGTTATGAGATCAACGAGATTGCCGACTTGGTTGCATGTGAACTGCAAGATGGCTGTGAACAACACGAAATGCATGTTGATACGGATGTTATGCCTGAAACCACATTCCCGCAATTTGCGGCGTTGTTAGATATTACAGTAGAAATCACACCAGCAATGGGTGAAGAATTAACTTACTAAGGAGAAAAAATATGGCAACACAAGCTAAAGGTATGAAATCTTCAACCTTGTTTGGGTTTGAGGACAGCTACGGCACTAAACAGACTGCCGCGGCAAAAGTTATTAAATTACCGTTTAATTCCAATACGCTATCCAGCACCCAGTCTCTTATCACTCCAGGAACCATCACAGGAACAAGAAATCCTGTACAGCCTGGACTTGGGCAGATTGACGTATCTGGGAACATCGTTATCCCGCTTTGCACAAGGAATATCGGGTATCTTTTGAAAGGTGTGTTTGGTGCACCGACTACAAGTGCTGACGCTTCCGGGAAGATTTATACCCATGTATTTAAACTCACAGAAGAACAGCCTTCCTTCACGATGGAAAAAGGATTCAACGATATTGGTAAATACACCGTTTATACGGGCTGTAAAATCAGCAAATTGCAGTTCAACGCAGAAGTAGGGAATAACGAAACCACTGTGCAGGCTGACTTGATGGCGGCTGACGAAACCATCGAAAGCTCCACCATTAATGCAAATGCCAAAATGCAGCCGGTATTCCGTTTCGATAACATCAACGCAACGATCAAACAGGGCGGAAATATTCTTGGCACTGGCAGAAAAATGAGCCTTGATATTGATTGTGGCTTGGACGGGGATACCTACTGTCTGAACGGCAAGTCTACACGCCCAGCAATCAATGAAGGTGTTATGGGTCTGTCCGGTTCTCTTACTACCCTGTTTACAGGGCTGGATTTGCTGAATCTTGCCATCAACGGAACAGAAACAAGCCTTGAACTCTTGTTTAAAGCAGGGAAATTCTCTTTGTCACTGCTTCTTCCTGAAGTACAGTTACAGCGGAAATCCCCTGAAATCAGCGGTTCTAAAGGCATTACTCTTGACACGGAGTTCCAGGCGTTCTTCTCCGATGACGCACAGAAATCCGCTATTGTTGCAACGTTGGTCAACGACGTTGCGTCCTATTAATGGAGGTTTCTATGGCAGTGAAAAAAGCTAAGAGTTCTGGGAATCCTGTAAGAGACGAACTCTTCCGCCTGATGAAAGAGGGGAAACTTCCGCAGGTAAGGGCGCTTACGAGAAAAGAACGCAAAGAATTGACGGAATCGGGCTATGACTTGTACCAGCCTAAGGTCGATGAAAACACCATCATTCCAGCGCTTGAAATGAAATGTACGGACTGGATTATCGATCACATTTATCCTGATTTTAACTGGGATGACGTCCCCAGTAATGTGGTAAATATCTTTGCAGGCTTTACACTTGGACTGACTTACGGGAATGAACTGATCGAAAAAAACTGATTGACGCTTGGGAATGGGCGGTAGTAGGCAGAAAGTATTGTGACGCCGCTTGCGGTGGATACGGTAAGAATATGAGAAAGTGTGCTAACTGCCCTGACCGCCCGCCTAAGCTGTTCCCTGAAAATGTAAAAGTGTGGGAATTATGGAACGCCGCATGTACACAATGGCGTACTTCCTTTGGGGGAGTAGTCGGGCTTGATTATACAGCGGTAGCGTACATCGCTAAAGCAATGGATGTTGACATGAATCCCGCAACGATAAGAAAGTTGAAAAAACTTGAGACTTACGAATTAGAACGACTGAACAAGCAGGAGGAAGACGATGGCAAGAAATGATGTAGAAATAAAAATAACAGCGAAAGACGCCGCTTCCCCTGCGTTTGCACGGTTGGTTAAATCCGCTGAAAGAGCACAACACTCTATCGGCGGACTTGGCGAATCTGCAAGCAGAATGAATGGTCTGTTTATGAATTTAACAGGCTTTGCCGCTGCCGCAACAGGGATTTACGGGTTTACTGAAACCGTTGGGAAAGCAACGGAAGAAATCCTTGATTACTATAAAATCATGCAGCAGGGGGCGATTGCCACTGCCGGTACATTGATGTCCGTTGGGCAGATTGACGGCAAGGATTTAGGCTGGAATGACGCCTTGGCAATGAGTACTGGTTTAATGAAGAAGCTTGCTGATCAGGCTATTGCAACAGGTGTAAGTACAAAGGAACTGGCTTATGTCTTCCGTGCAGGGTTAGCACCAGCGCTCCGTGGCGGTATGAATGTCGAACAGTATACAAAACTTCTTGCGCCTTTAACCGCAGTAGGCAAGATGTTAGGGCTGAATGACACTAACCTAATGCGTGATATTTCCGATATCATGAGCGGTCTTAACGTTTCCCGCACTAAAATGGGGCAGGTACTCGGTATCACTGGGGCGGAAGTAAAAAAAGCGTCCGCAGAGGGGAAACTGTTTGAATACCTAAACATGCGCCTTCAAGGTGAAGTTATGGCTACAACAAAGTACCTTGAGACATGGGAAGGACGTGTAAACCACCTGAAAGAAGCTGTTGCACGTGTAGGCGGCGAGAGCATGAAGGGTGCTTTTGACACAATAAAAGAAGATATACAGGCGGTCGCTGAACGGTTGGTCATTGTTGACACTAAAACGCAGGAAATCTATATCAGAAATGACGCCATGGAAACATTCAAAAAGATGAATGATCTTATTGTGTCTGCCGAACAGCAAATAGGCGGACTGATTTCAGATATAGGGAATGTAGGGTCTGCCCTTAATGTAGGCGGTGCTTCTCTTGAAACAATCAAATTTGCGGTAGACCACTTAAGGGAAGGCATTGAACTGTATGCGCTCCTCACGGCTACAAGCAAAGCCAGAGAGTTTGTAAACGGCGTGACACTTGCCTTTAATCAGCAGGCAGCCGCACAGGGAGTAGTACAGCGAATAGCCGCTTCTGCCGGACGTGAGATTATGGTTCAGCAGAAAGCCATAACTGACGCCGTTAATGAAGAGACAACGGCGATGGTTAAAGGCAATAAGGAACTGGCAAAGAAAGTTAAACTTGCCAATGACCTTGTTATTGCGGAAAGCAAGCGTGCCCAAAACAGAGCCGTAAGAATTGGCGCAGGTGTAACAAGCAATTACAGCAATATTGCGAATGAAGCAGGAGTATATACCGCCGCAGCAGCCGAAAAGGTAGCCGCTGAAAATGCGGTTGCTTCTGCCGCATATAGAACGACGGCGGCTTATGGAGTACAGCAGGCAGCCGTAAGAAATAACATGGTCGCTTCCGCCGAAGCAGGCTATGTTATTCAGCGTGCGGAAAATAATAAAAGCGCCGCCGCCGCCAAAACGACTGCCGCATTGAAAGTACAGCAGGCTCAATATGCCATGGTAGGCGCTGCCGCTACATCAACAGGGGTTGTTGCCAATAGGGCGATGACTTCACAGCTTGGCATGATGGCAAAGGTCACCAGAGGGATTAAGGGGATGGCTGCCGCTGTATATGCGCTTTCCGGCGGATGGATCGGGCTTGCCGTTGTTGCAGGATACGCAGGGTACGAAATGTACCGTGCAAAAATGGACAATAATGCCGCTATGAAAGAAAACGACATTACCCTTGATAACGGTACCAGAGTAACTAAAAACAAAGACGGCAAATACTATGTATGGGGTAGTAAAACCTATACGGATGAATTTGGGGAAGAAGTAACATCATCCCCAGGATGGCTGGCAATGGGCGATTCAATAAAGGATCGCTTTGATAGATACGCTTATGATTCCGAACTTGAAAAGAGGGAAATTACAAGAGAAGCGCAGGCACAGGCAGAAGCGCTAACGAGATCAGAACGTGTCCGTTCACAGATGAACGGGATTCTTGGTCGGGCTAACGATATTTCTTACCGCAACATGGATGGGGCAGAAGATCAGGAAACTGCAAAGAAAGCCGCTGACGCACACGAAAAGTATAATTCTGTATTACAGCAGAACGGAGACCTCATCAACAAAGCCAATGCAAAGATGAGAGATATTATTTCCTCATTGCAAGAACAGCTGATGAAGATAAACGGCTCAAAATATGATGAAGACATCGCCAGCGCAAGAAAATCTTTTATGTCAACGCAAAAGAACATTGCGGAAAGCAAAACGGCGCTAAAGAGCATAAAACCATCTGTACTTGCCTTGGCGTCTGGTGGCGGTAATGCCTCTATGGTAGAAGAAGCCGCTAACCACTTGGGTGAACAGTGGGGCGTGAATACTTGCGCTGAATTTGTCTCAGGAATAGCAAAAGCAGTAGGGATTGACAGTGTTAATTCAACCTGGGTGCCTGATATTATAAACAGCGCACAAAATAAAGACGCTTACTATGGCAGAGACAGCGGATACTTACCGCAAAACGGAGATCTTGTCATCTGGGGCGGCGATGAACATATTGGGATTTCCGATGGCGCAGGCGGGCATATATCCAGTGATACCCACGGGGTAGTCCATGTAGACGCCTCACAGGAAGACACCTATTATGGAAAGCCTGTATCCGGATATATTTCAATGGCGCAAATGCAGGGGAGCGTCAATCTTGCGCCAACAAGCAGAGAGACCTATACGCCTTATGGAGTTGATCTTGCTAATTCCATGAATGAAAAACTCTTTGATGAAAGAGTGAAAGAAGCGAAGAAAAATCTTGCCACAAGACAGCGGAAACAAGATTCTGAAACATTAATCAATATGCTTTCCACGGCGGTGAGTGATGAACGTGACGCTGTTCTTGCTCAACAGTTAGAAGAAAAGATTGCCGAACTCAAGGAGCGCCGTGAAGAGATTTACAAGGCAATCGCAGGTGACACTTCCGATAAAGAAGAAGTGGCAAGGGCTAATCTTGCGACAGATAAGGCGATAGCGGCGGAAGAAGCCAAAATTCGCATGGAATCCTTTAACCAGCAGCAGGAACTTGATGAAAAACGTCTCGAAGAACGCATTAAACATAACCAGAACCTGTTTTACACGGAGCAGGCAACGCAGAATGAGATTTTAAGCATGAACCGTGCCGCCCTTGAGGAATATATCGGTCTGCTAAGAGAAAAGCTCGGAAACGACAAACTAACCGCAATACAGAGGTTTGAAGTTGAAGGACAGCTTTCCGACAGCATAAAGAAACTGAACGAAAACAGATACAGAGACTTTTCACAGATAAGCGAAAAAATAAAAGAACTCATGCGGAATGATGTGTTGGATTATGGGTCTATTGTTGAAGATGGCTATAACTCGATAAAGTCTACATTTACCAGTTTTGGGCAGAATATGCTGACTGAATCAAAAAGTGTCAAAGAACGTCTTGAAAACCTGTTCAGGGATTTAGCGAACAACATCCTTAATATGGGAATGAAAATGGCGATGAACGGGATTTGGTCTAATCTTATCGGCGGATTGACAAGAGGATTTGGCGCAAGTCCGATGGGGCATGCGACTGGCGGATACATCACCGGTCCAGGTACAAGTACAAGTGACAGCATACCCGCATACCTTTCCAATGGAGAGTATGTGGTAAACGCAAGCGCTGTAAATCGTGTAGGAGTTAGTTTCCTTGACAGTATCAACAGTGGATATATCAAACGCTTTGCGACAGGCGGAATGGTAGGGAATGCTCCATCAGGAAGCGCAGGAAAACCAAATTTCAAGGTAAACATTACAAATAACACTGGGAACGAAATAAGCGCCGAAAACTCCGACATCAATTTTGACGGAGAAAGTTATGTATTGAGCATTGTTGTGAATGGCATTGCCACTAACAAAATGGGCATGCGTACATTATTGAAAGGGATATAATGATTACTTTTCCGAACATTATGCCACCGTCCTATCCTCTTAAAGAAAAATACGAGGACAACACAATCAGAAGTACCATGGAAGACGGTTCCGTTATTACACGAAGAAAATTCACAAGAAGCAGAGCAACATTTACATTGCAGTATGACGCCTTGCCGATTGCACAGTATACTTCCTTGATTGATTTTTTTAGGAAAACAACGTTTATGGGGGCAAAGCCGTTTGAGTGGACACATCCTGAAACAAAGAAGAAATATACAGTAAGGCTGAAAGAATTGGGAGATTTTGAGTTGAGTGTCATCGGGATCTATAAAGGTTCTGTGACACTGGAGGAAGTATGAACACTTTATCAGACATAGCGAAGTTTGAGAAGAATAAACAGTTTGCCGACAGTGTATATGTCATTCTTATGCAGATGAACTTGACGGACGGCAAAACCGTTATTCACTTAGCTTATAACACGGAAAACATTCAATGGCGTGGTGAAACTTGGCAACCGTTTCCATTATCTTTGGGAGACAGCGTTCAAGAAACAGATGGTTCTATCCCTAACCTTGAAATCAAGGTATCCAATGTGACAAAGGCATTGATGGGATATTTTGAGAAATTCGGTGGGTTTAACGGAACAATCATCAATCTTTACATTGTTAATACCGAAAACCTGTCCTCAAAAATTCCTGAAATAGAAGAGAAGTACAAGGTTTTAAAAGGGAATGCCGATGAAAATTGGATAAAACTAACGGTTGGACCCGCATATTCCCCTGACAGGAAAATGCCACAGAGGAGATATTTAAAAAATGCCTGCCAAAGGTGCTATAAGAGCGCTATTTGCGGGTACAGGGGCGCTATGACTACTTGTGACCATACATTAGCTGATTGCAGAAGACATGGAAACAAGGCTAATTTTGGCGGTTATCCTGGTATTGATCAAGGCGGTGTATATAAATGATTAATCTCCGTGATTTGCTTGGTATTCCATTTACTAATAGGGGCAGGACACTTGACGGGTTGGACTGTTACGGATTAGTCATGGAGGTTTACAAGAAATTTGACATTACTCTTCCGGAATACAACGCAGATTTTGATGACACAGAAACCATCACGAAAATCATTCGTAAACAAATGAGAGAAGACAAGTTGTGGAAACGCCTTGATGAGCCCAAAACGCCATGTATTGTGGCTATAAGATATGGCGTTCCCCGACCGATGGTGAACCATTGCGGCGTGTATATAGGAGACGGAATGTTTATGCATACCAGGTCAAAAACAGGGGCTGTGATAGAGCATATAGATAGCCCGATGTGGCGTAACTTGATTGTAGGATTTTATGAATACAGGGGTAATAAATGATTACAGTTGTATTGGTAAAAAACGTATTTGAGCCTGATAACGGACGTGAAATCTACAAATTACCATATATTGATGGTAAGAGTGTGGAAGATTATGTACGTCCGCTTGCTGATGATTATTCAGGCTACAATACGTCTATTAATGACAACAAGGTTTATTATGAACCTGCTTTCTGTACGCTTTACAAAAAACAAATTAAACGTTCCCTCTTGAAAAAGAAACGTTTGAAATCAAGATATATACCAGTAAAAGTTATTGCAGACCGCAGGCTGAAAGATGGAGATATTATCATCGTTTCACCAATTGTGGGTAAGGGCGGGCTCCTTGGGCTGATTGCGACGCTTGCATTAGGATTTGTGGCGTTTGGCGTTGGCGGTTTGGTTGCTACCGGTGCATGGGGCGCCATGGGTACGACCTTTGGCTCAATGCTTATTGGAAATCTTGTTGCCGGAGCAATCATGATGTTGGGCGGGTCACTTATTCAGCGCTGCTTTGGCACCTCTAAAATCGGGAGCAAGGACGTTTCGGCTGACCCTACCTATTCATGGGATGGCGTAACAAGCACGACCGGGCAGGGAGCATTTGTACCGATTACTTATGGTACGGTTCTTTCAGGCGGGCAGATTATTTCCCAATTTGTAGAAACCAGTGGGAATAAACAATATCTCCACAGGCTGTATGCCGCAGGGGAAGGTGAACTTGAATTTTCCGATATCAGGATCAACAGCACGCCTTATGAACGGTATAAGGATATCACTATCGAAACGAGACCAGGAGACAATGAACAATCAATCATTCCTGGCTTTGATAAAACTGTATCTCAATCACAGCTTGGCTACGAATTGTCCGATTCTGTTTGGCGTGAAGTTCTTGTGACAGGCACAGCCACGGAAGCCATTCAATTATCTATCGAATGCCCGAACGGGCTTTACCACCAAAAAGATGACGGCGGACTTGGACATGTAGAACTCGCATTGTCCATCCAATATAAAAAGAAATCTGATACTGACTGGAAAACGTATAACGATAACCTAAAAATCGAAGGAAGTACAGCAACAGCGATTAGAAATCAGTATATCATTGAACATCTTGACCCTGATGAATACTATGTCCGCATTAAAATTGTTCGATATTCCGAAGGCGACCCTAACAACATCAGGAACATGTTCAAGACTAACTGGACGGCGGTTGGCGGTGTCGTTTATGACGGATTCCGTTATCCTGGAACAGCGCTTATCGCAATGAAAGGATTGGCCACCGAACAATTATCAGGTTCTCCCAATGTTACATTCCTAAAAACAAGAGCCAAAGTATGGGCATATAATCCGCATACAGGCAATTATGAACAGCAGGACGCCACCAATCCCGCATGGGCGGCTTATGACTATATCCATCAGGCGTACAGAGTAAAGAATAACCACACAGGACAATTTGAATTTGATATCCGTGGTGCCTCCGCTGATTTAATGCTGTATGATCGCTTTGCTGAATGGGCTAAATATTGTGATAAGAAAAACCTGAAAATAAATATAGAAATGTCACAGGCGGATAATGTCCTTTCCGCAGTGAATGAAAATATCTCCCCGATTGGTTATGGTGTCGTGCTTTTGTTCGGAACGAAGTATGGCCCCGTTTGGGACGCCATTTCTGAACCTGTACAGATGTTCGGCATGGGGAATATCATAAAAGGCACATTTAATGAAGAATTTTTGCCTACCAATGACAGAGCAAACGCAATTGAGGTTACTTTCACCAATAAGGATAAAAACTATGAGCGTGACACTGTTACTGTTTACGGTTCTGACTATGATACTGACAATGACGATAAAACAACGCAAGTAACATGCAATGGCATTACCGATTACAAGCAGGCGTATAGATACGGTAAATTCCAACTGTTCTGCAATGAACGATTAATTAGAACGGTGTCATTTGAGGCTGATGTAGACGCCATTGCTTGTACCGTGGGAGATGTAGTGCTTATTTCTCATGATATCCCCGAATGGTCATGGTCCGGAAGGATAATTTCCAAAGAGAACGGCGTTTACAAATTTGCCGCTGTGACAGATGGTCTTGACGCCAATGTTCCTAAATGGCTATTGACTTATCGGGCAAGCAAGAGTGACAAACTGTATCAGGTGAATTGTTCCGTCACCAAAGATGATGAGTATATCTATGTAAAACCCCTTACTACACCAGAAGAAGCACCTGACGTCGGCGATATATGCGCTGTATCTTCTGTAACAACAGGTGTAAAGCCGTTCACAATAAAGAACATCACAAGGTCAAACAGCGGGAATACCTTGAGACGTAAAATAACATGTCTTGAGTATGACGCTTCTGTATTCAATGAAGACTACACGATTCCCACAATAAATTACTCTTCTCTTTCGACAACGATGGTGGAGGTAAGTAATCTAAGAGCCTATAAGAACAAATATAAGAATAATGCTGAAATTGTAGCAACATGGGAAGTGGATGAAGCCGTCGAGGCATTTCTTGTATATATCTCGCATGATAACGGTTCTACATGGGAGAAAGTAGCGGATACCCCACTAACCGCCTACAACATAAGCTGTGATAAAGACACTGATTATCTGCTGAAAGTACGTACACTTAAAGGCGGGATTATTTCAGCAGGAAAGGTAGTTAATGTAGCAGAAGGATTAGATATTGTGCCACCTGCCACGCTGCCTAAGAACATTACCGCCTATACACGATATAGGAAAATGCCTGATGGTACACCACGTTATGATGTTGTTGTAAAGTGGAATCCCGATGGATTAAAGGGGCGTGTTTATTACAAGTCGAATTACAGCATTGGCGCCAACCTGAAAATTGTTGAAGGCGTTCCGGCGGATCAACTTGGGTTTTACGGAGAGTGGACTTATGTAGGTACGGGCGTAAATACCATTGTCATCCCGCAGGCTGTTCCTGGTGATACTTATAGAATCGCAGTATCCACTGCAAACGGAGCGGGAGTATACACAATCGCCGATAATTGTGAATACATCGATTTACTTATTGCCGCTAAGACTACCATTCCTAATACCCCTGATGGATTCGGTGTTACTTTTACTGATAAGGTAACCGTTTCCTGGAATGATGTAACCAATACAGATGTCGATTTTTACGAAATCAGGAATGATAATTCTCCTGGTGAAGAAGACAGCCATCTATTGGCAAGGACAAACGGGCTTAGCACTGTTATTTCACTGGTAAAGCGTAACGGTACGCTGTATCTATTTGCCCACTCCACAGATGGCAAGTATTCATCAGCGGCAGTTCTTTATTATGATAAGGCGTTACCAAAGAAGCCAAAACCACCTAAATTAAATTCAAATCTTGGCGGATTTGGGATTATTGCGGAGCCAATCCCCGCAGATTGTTTGGGTATGACAGTTTATATTGATGGCGGCGATGGGAATATCATTAGTGCCAAAACAAATAATGATACTTATGGTCACACGTGCGGTGCCGGTATCTATGACGTATCCATCGCTTATTATGACCTGTTCGGTGAAGGTGAGAAATCCGGTGAAAGCCGTGTTACTGTCAAAATCTCAATTTCTAAGGACATGCTTGAAGATGAAGCAATCAGTCTTGAAAAAGTCGATAAGCTAATCAAGCAGAAACTCAATAACGGTGCTATCGCAAAGCAAGACGTCACAACGATCGTCTCTAACCTCGGAAATCTCATGCTTGCGAAATCGAATTACAGCGCCATCGCTCAAATGACCGACGCTATCAATTTGCGAGTGCAAAAAGGAGATGTCATTAATCAGATCAACTTGTCACCGACGACAACGACAATTGCAAGTAGATATCTACACGTTGGAGCCGAAACAGTCATAGATAACAACGTTATTGTCTCAAGAATGCTTGCCGCAAAAGCGGTTACTGCTGATAAGTTGGCGGTGACAAGTCTATCAGCAATCACAGCAAATATCGGACTGCTAAGAACGAAGACAAGCGGAGCAAGGACGGAAATTAAAGATAATTTGATTGAAATATACGACAATAACAACTTTCGTGTAATAGCGTTGGGGGTGCTTTCATAATGACAGTAGGGCTTAGAATTTATCACCCGCAAAAAGGCATGATTTTAGACATTACAGATTCGCTTACAAGAATACTCGAAAGCTTTACAGCAGATACAGCGACCGGAAGTAAAACAATTGACATCAAGGATAACGATAGACTGTTTGTGTTTTTTGTGCCGGAAACTTCCGAATACACGGCGCCACTACAGATAACAACATCAGGAAATCAAATTAACTGGGTGTATCGTGGTGATTTTGACGGTAATCATAAGCAGAGGATATACTATGGCACTTATTAACTTTTTAGAAATTTACAACGCAGATCGGCACCTCATCATTAACAATAAATATAAAAACTTGAGGTTACTAAAGGTAGATAAGCTGCCATCGCCGACAGGGGTAAGCGGAGACGGAAGCAACTGGAAATACTGGGAATACGAAATAGACTTTAATATGAATTATATTCCGGCAATCTATTGCGCTAATTCTCAATATTACGTTACAGCTGAGGTAAGCGACGGAAAGATGACTATTCAGGTGCACGCTCCAGAGTCAGTTTCGATGACAGCAGAACAGGTACACGCCGCCGTTACATTGTATATATTTACCGATGAAATTTATTCTGATACATCGGGGGCAGGGTTGTTCATCTGGGATCCAGAAACAAAAAAACTTGTTTTTAATAGTAAAACTCCGTATCTCCGTGTTGTCGGCAGCCATATTAAATCTGAAATATCAACCAACGACGCAGCAGGACTGGCGGCTGTTATGCCGGAAACGACTTTTCCGTGTGCGAAAGTGGCGGCGATTATGTTCTCTATGCACGAATTTCAGAAGAGTACACCGCAGGTCGTATTTCATAGCTCATTAAAATTAAACTGGGTGAGTTCAAACCGTATAAAAGCACACTGGTTAGCTAATGGTGCAATTTTCAATCCCGGCGGCGATATACACATACCGGGAGGCGTATTTAGAGCAACTTGTATCTTGTTTGTTAATGTAACAGGTTATTAAGGAAAAGGAGAGAAAAATCATGAAAAGAACATGTAAAGTAAACGGCAAAGTGTCCTATCCGCAAAATGACGGAGTTTTAACGACATTCAGCTTTCATAATCCGCAGACTGGCGAAGTCTATGCTATGTCAACAACAAGTCAAGAAGAGACCGATGAATTGAACTACGGCGATACTGTCACGCTTGAAATCAAAAAAGCCGAGGTATCCGAATGAAACCACAGATATTTCAACATCCGGAAATTCGGGATGAGAACGACAACATAATACAGCCGGGGGCGTTCGGAAAAAATACGCCGTTCTGCACAAAGGGAAATGACGGTATTTTAGACTATGTTGCGAATGATCTGGAGTATCTGTATAAAAAAAGTGCGTCGGTAGATAACGATAATCTCAAAGCAAAGTCATTAGCGGTAACGGGTATGAGTGACCTTAACTTAGTCAATGCTGATACGGTCAAAGCAAAGTCATTAGCGGTAACGGGTACGAGTGACCTTAACTTAGTCAATGCTGATACGGTCAAAGCAAAGTCATTAGCGGTAACGGGTACGAGTGACCTTAACTTAGTCAATGCTGATACGGTCAAAGCAAAGTCATTAGCGGTAACGGGTACGAGTGACCTTAACTTAGTCAATGCTGATACGGTCAAAGCAAAGTCATTAGCGGTAACGGGTACGAGTGCGGCACCGACAGCGCCGACAGGTGACAGTTCTAAAACAATTGCGAATACAGAATTTGTGCAAAACGCAGTGTCCGGACTTGTCGGAGCCGCACCGGAAACTCTTGATACGCTTAATGAGCTGGCGACAGCACTCGGTAATGATCCGAATTTCGCAACGACGGTCTCTAATCAAATTGGCAAAAAAGCAAATCAATCGGATTTAGATGCGGTATCAACAAAAGTAGACAAAAAGGCGGAGCGGACGGACTTAGAATCCACGGCGTCATTTGTCAATCGCCTGCAACGCAAGAAAGCATATAAAGTCGGCGATATCGTTTACTCATCGAAACTTCCGTCATGGGCATATCTTGAATGCACGCAGGCGGGAATCACGGGAAATACCGAACCTAATTTGTCAACTATATCGGGGGGGGTAGAAGTTAATGACGGAAGCGTGAAGTGGACAGTTAAGACGGTAACCGCAAAAGAATATGTCGATGAAAAACTCAATAATTACGGAAAGATGGAAACAATTAATGCGACTATAGACTCACAGTACATCGAAAATTTATCGTGTGTAAAAATAAAAAACATAGTGCATTTTTTTGTACGAATGAAAAGTGCAAAAGAAGGTCTCATTGAAATTGCATCGGGGCTACCAAAATCATTTATAAATATTGAATTTTATGCCATTATAAACAACAGCAACGGTAAAGCTGTACGATTGACAATAAATACAGACGGTAAACTATATCTCAGTTATACGGATGAATATACTACATCGCCGGGACATGAATCTGTTGCATGTTTAGTATATTTAACAAACGATTGAAAGGAGAAAGAATATGCAGGAAATCACAGATGGTAGCGCAAAATTCAGAGTGGTGGACAGTCGGTTAAAAGCAATGATAGACGTGTTGTATCCGGTCGGCATAGTAGTAACGACAGCAACAGATGACGCGCTAAAGCCAGGTGAAGCAGATGGATTGGCAACATGGGAAGAAATTGCACAGGATAGAGTGTTACAGGGTACATCAAGTGGTGCGGGCGGAACAATAGAAGCAGGGCTGCCAAATATAACTGGATACATAGTAGGGTATGGTGGTCGAACAGGATTTGGAGGAGCAGGCGGAATGGCTTATCTATCTGATGAGCAAGAAAGGATTCCTTCAATGGGGGATATCTTTCAAGGAAATAAGTCTGCTCTAAAAGCAGTGCTTGACGCGTCAAAATCAAACAATATTTACGGAAAATCAAGCACAGTACAACCACCAGCGTACAAAGTGCATTTTTGGAAAAAGATAAGTTAATCATGACATTCTTTCAAAAATTAAAAAGAAAAATACAAAAATACAATAAACCACCCGTTTGGTGGGGCGGTTTTGTTACCTGCATTTTCGTCTTAGACATTATAGACTTCGCCGAATATTTCTGCCGAACTTCTTTGAATCTCTTAGACAAGTGGGAATCAAAAACAGTCGTAAGCGTTGTGTTGATGTACATTCTGTCGTTTATCAACAGCTCCTACGGTGTAGTGCTCAATGCTTATTTTTGGATGATTATTATTGACATCAGTACACGTTGGCTGGCTATCGGTTATCAATATCTTGTAGATAAGGGGATGGATCCTGATTACTTAACAACGCGAGAGAAACTGTACGGCATTGTTCTTGCGTTCAGCGCGAAACGGCTGAAATCTAAGATTATGCTTTGGGGCTTTCTGACAAAATTCATTCTTTTTACGATTCTTATTCTTACTGCTTCACAGATTGACACCGTTTTATCAGCGATAGAGATACCGTTGTCATGGCCGGTACGCAAATTCATGTTCGGCTATATTTGCTACAACGAGATATTGTCGATTTGTGAGAATTTGAGAGACGCAGGAAATCAGCACATCGACAAGTTGATAACGCTGTTTGATAATAATATTTTTGCAAAACTCAAGAAATAAACATCAAGAGGAGTATGAAAATGGAAATCGACCTGAACGAATTACAGTTGATGGCAGAGAGTGCAAGAGATAATCTCAAGGCTACTGCCGCAAGTGTAGGGAGAAAGCTAAAAATATATCTACACTGGACAGCAGGAAGGCATTATACGACTTTTGATGACTACCACATCTGCATTGACGGTGATGGGGCATTAATTCAGATGAATGATTTTGAGGAAGTTTTATCTGCCACATATCACCGCAATACTGGTTCGGTAGCAATCGCCCTTTGTTGTTGTGCTGACGCTGTGGCTTATGCTGATGGAACATATGACCTTGGTGAATATCCACCTACCACACAGCAGATAGAATCAATGGCACAATGCGTAGCTACACTGTGTACGGGGCTTGACATCCCGATTGACATAGAGCATGTCATGACGCATGCCGAAGCGGCGAATAATCAGGACGGTGTTTATTGTCACGAGCCTTACGGTCCTGGAAATGGATGTGAAAGATGGGATTTGGCTGTACTTGAACAGGGTGATAATTGGATGTCCGGTGGAGATATCATTCGTGGCAAGGCAATTTTCTACCAAAACCAAATGTAATCTTATTATCCATATATTGGTTGACATAAAATGACCGATATTTAACAATCTCGATTGTTTTAAATCGTTTTTAAGGCTTGTTTATTTTTGCTTTTGATAAATTCTCATGGATATTATGGCGGGCGTGTTCTACCCGCCTTAAACGCCAAATTTGCATATTTCAACAAGAAAAGAGGACAGAATGTGTGGGAAAAGATTAAGAAGAGTGGCTATTATCACATTTTTGTTATCGGTGTTGCCGTTTTCTCAACCTTGCTTGTTTATTTCTTGTGGCGAGGAGACTACGGGATACATCACGCTGACAGTTCAGGAGTGGAACGACTTCAAAACGGACTGGACAGAGCAGATGACAGAATTAACCATGTTGAAACAGAACTTGAGCATGCTGACGCTGAACTCGACCGAGCAACAGGAACAAGTAGAGAAATTACTCAAGAAGTGCAACAGCTTAGAGATGGAATTAGGGAAAATCAAGCTGTCCTTAAACAGTGCGAAGATCTCATTGACAGAAGCGAAGAAAGAAATCGCAGAGTGCAAGAAAGAATTAGAGCTATTGAAAAACGAAATCAACGAACTGAAACACAAATTGAGGGTAGCGAAAAGACAACGTGACGCATGGGCAATAGGGGTTCCCGTGGCGTTCATTGCAGGGTACTTTGTCGCAAAATAGACCTAAAAATGTCACAGAAATAAACCTATTGAAACCAAGCAATATCTTTTATAAAAGGGTATTGCAATTATGTAAATGGGGTGATAAAATAATTGCAGGTGAGATGTACACCTCATTCATCTGCTGAATAAGCAGTTTAGAAAACTTAATGAATGATTATCATGTTATCTGCCGAATAGGCAGCTTAGAAAATGTAAAGAATGATTAATCATTCCGTGAGGTGTCATTTCAGAAAGAAGCACTTGTAATGAGTGCTTTTTTCATTGTATAATTCTTGTATAGAGTGCATATAGCCGTGGCGGAGGAGCTTATCACCATGGATGTCACGAGAAACAGGAAAGAAACGTAAATGATTTCCCACGTGGCAGTTCAGAAGAGTTGGAATCCGTAGGAGAGAACTACTCCTATAAAAATCCCCATCATCGACACTATATTTTGTTCATGCACTGACATATATAGTGACGGGTTATCGATTGACAGGCCTATGACAGTAAGCAACTCATTTATCAGAGTGAGCCGAACTCATAGGCTTTTTTACTGCCAATAATACGCTTCACTTTTGATACACATTTAATACGCTTATTTTTCTAAGCGCATTAGGAGAGGCACAAAAAAGGCACAAAAATATATTTTGAACGTTTTCATCACCCAAAAATCCGTTGGATATCACTTGCCGCCTTTTCCCTCATCTCTTCCGTGTAATGTAGATACACCTGCTCAACGGTGGTGACTGTATCACCTAATAAGCTTGCAACGGTTCTTATGTCTACACCATTTGCTAATAAATTGGTAGCATAAGTATGGCGGAAGTCGTGCGGAGAATGGTTAGGTGTTATACGAATTATTGTGTTCCGTATTTCCGTGTAATACTTAATTCCGGTGAGCCTTCCATCCATGTATGAAAATGGACGTTGATCAAGATATATTTGCAGCGCCTTGTGTAACTTTTGCGGGATGGGGATTTTTCTGTGACTGTTCTTTGTCTTTAACGGTTTAAATGTATATTTGCCATTATGCCCCTTTCCCCATTGTTTGTCTACTATCAATTCTTTATTGTTGAAGTCGTTTACAGTAACAGCCAGTGCCTCATTGACACGAAGACCGCAGTATTCCATCAAGCAACAGATAATCCATGATGATCTACTATGGTTGAATAACTCTTTGTGAATAATATCTAATTCAGCTTGATTAAAAGTCCGAATCCGATTTCCATTGGTGTTTCTTTTTAAGCTTTTATATACATAATCTGTTAATACATTTACAGCAATCACCTTATATCTTACGGCTGCCTTGAATAGTGTTTTTAAAACAACAATACTATTCTTACATGTTTTGTATGAGTAATTTAAGGCAGAAATGGCGTGCATACAGTCACTGTAAGTAATCTTACTCATCGGTATATCAAGCAGGGCAGGGAAACGGTTTAAAGCGTTCTTATAAGAAATATATGTGTTGTATGCCAGTATACTTTTTTGATCTTCGAGGTAACTTTCTGAAAACTGCCGAAGAGTAACGCCCTCTTGAGATATGTCAATAGACAAAAGCCCTTTTACTTGCTTGAGTAGGGCTTCTTTTTCTTCTCCTGTTATATCTCTCTTATTCTTATATCCGGACTTTGTTTTCTGTCTCCATTGCCCAGCATTGTCTTTATACCTAAGAATAAGCTGAAAGTATCTGCCTTTTTTCCTGATAAAATAGCTGTAATTGCTTTTCATTTTGCCCTTTCTATGGTATAATAAACATGAGGGTAAATCCATTTCTCATTTCATTCATCTTTTATCTCCCTCACAAAAGCACTCATTCCTAATCCTTTCTAAGTGGGTGCTTTTTTATTTTATACTTTTCCCGATACATCGTTTCTGCAATGAGGACAGACAGAAGCTCCTTTCTTTACAAATTCCTTGCAAAACGGGCATTCTACATATCCATTTTCTTGCATTTCTTTTGCCTTCTGTTCGGGTGCTTTTGAAATAACAAGTGAGTGAATAAGGGCTACAATAAACAATAACACGCCATAAATATACCAAACAGCAAAATTACGTCCTTTGCCCTTAGCGATAATTGCGGGAATTGCCCCTAAGAATAATGCTAAAATAATAAATTCTGGTTCCATAATATCCTCCTACTCAAAATCTCTACCATCAACAGATATTTTGTAAAAACGTTCTATATAAGGGAGCTTTGCGATTCGTTTTCTGGTTGACACTTCCTTTAAAGCTGCCGCCCGCCCCATGAGCGATACTCCTCCAAAATGTTTTAGACATACAGCGTCTGGAGAATTAAAAATCGGTTCCCCATCGTAACGCCTAACTATAAGCGTCATTCCGTCTGGGATTACTCCAAGCGGCTGAATTGTATAAAATCCATAATATGAAAAGAAAACAAATCCGGACGCCAATACACATGCTAAGATACCGCCTAATAACTTCCCTTTTCTCATTTCAACCTCCTTGACAAGTAAAACACTGTACTTTCTGGAACTCTTTTAAAAGGTTGACTGTTTCATCAATGGTCAATCTTTTTTCATTTCTTATCCCGTCTATCATATCTGGATTATTCCTTAAACAAGTATGGGCAATAAGCAAAAAGGCGAATTTATTCGCTTCAAACTCTTTCTGTTCCATCGTATCTTTTTTCAGGGTGTGCATGGAGAATAAATGATATCCGCCCTGATGTAATAAAATATGCCCTAATTCATGGGCAAGGACAACGTTTTGATGGTCAAAATCCAATTCTTTATTGATGAGTATAACCTGTTTCTTCACGAATTTAATGAATATGCCGTTCGGACCACCCATCATATCCGCATATTTCACCTTTATCCCTAAGCGTTCCGCCAATTCATTTGGATCATTAGTCCTATATTTCTTGATTATATCAAGGACTTTCGGTAGCATTCTCCTCATTTTTCGCCATCCTCATCACTTAATGCGAATTTTACATAACTTGCAATCTTTTTACGTTTATCTTCGTCAATTTCGTATTCATACCCGTTAAATAGGACTGTTGCCCCTTGTAGTTCTTTATATATATCTATCTTTTTACCAGGTCGTTTTGAACCATATTCTTCCGACAACTCATTCACCGCCATCTTAGTAAGCCCCATTAACTCCGTGGGTGATATGTGAAATATTTCTGCAAATCGTTTGATCTTAGATTGTGACAAATCAACCTCCCCTGATTCTATCTTGCCGATCATTGAACGAGATTTATAACCTGCTAATTTGGCGAGTTCATCTTGAGAAAGTTGCGATTTGATTCTTAAAGCCTTAATCCGTTCGTACATTGTCATATTATCACCTCTTTATATATGTATATAACCTCAACGTAGAATTAAAATCAACAAAAATGTTAAAATTACAAAAAAATATGTTGACTTTAATTCCCGCACGATGTAGAATATAATTAAACAAGAGGGAATAAGATTCCCCAAAAGAAAAGGTGGTGAGACAAAATGTTTAATCGAGAGTTGTTTGATAAAGCAATTGATAAAGTAGGGGTGAGAAAGTCGTTCATGGCAAAAAAACTTGGAATAACGCCCGCTGCATTCTATTACAAAATAAACAGCCAGCGAGAATGGAAGGCTTCTGAAATTGCGACTGTTTCAAAATGTCTTCATTTATCAGATGAAGATATTAGGAGCATTTTTTTGGGTAAAATGGCGAATTAAATTCTACAAACGGAAAGCGAGGTGAAGAAAATGCCAGAAAAGAAAAAATTGAAAAAAAGCCCTTATCGGTTAGAAAAAGGCTCTTCCTCAATAACAGTATCAGAGGACAAAATAATTATCCATGCTGATAAGGTTACGGTTTTACAGAGATGATGGAACTTATTGAAATGAAGAAAGGATGTGTAACGAATGGGGTTAAGTAAAAGCAGAGATTTTATCAAAGAAATGAAAGAACGAATGAAAAAAAGACGCCCAGTGATGGGGGAAATCCAACAAAGAGCGTCTAAAAACGTTATTTTGCGGAAAGTTCAGAACGAATCAAATCCTTGATCTGCTCTTCCATACGCAAATTCTGTTTTTCAAGAATGGTCGCAATAGCCACTGGTAGCACTTTTTTAAAATTTGCCAACGAACATGCTTCCAGCTGTTCAAACGGATTAGTTCCTGCTTGCTGGGCGGCCTGTATAACGACAGAATCTGCCCATTGTTGGTTTTCGTCAATCCATTGGTTAGCTAATTTGACTATTTCTTCCTTGGTAAAACCAATCATGATGTTCCACCTCCTTCCTATAACCAACTTGATTATAGAGCATAACGGAGGCGATTACAAAGAAAGGAGAATTACCATATTTAAAACTAATTTCAATGTAAAAAGCCGACTGACATCACACCATCAATCGGCGGGTGGAAAAGTGAGTGACACTTCCACCTCTATTTTAACATAGGAGGTCAAAAATGAAAAATTTAATGACGATTGAAAATGTAAAAGGATTTTTAGATCCAAAGACAGGAACAGCCTATCTCAATGCAGAAGATGTGGCACGGGGGTTCGGATTTACACAAGACAAAAATGGCATAGAGTATGTCCGATGGGAGACGGTAAATGGGTATTTGACCAAATTTGGATTTTCCCAACGAGTTGGGAAAGATGATTATTTACCAGAAAACATGGTATATCGTCTTGGGTTTAAAGCAAATAACGAAACGGCAAAGAAATTTCAGGCTAAATTGGCGGATGACGTCATCCCTGCTATCCGTAAAACAGGCATGTACATGACAGAAAATGCTGTACAGAACATTCTCAATAATCCGACGGCTTTTATTGAAATCCTTACTGAATACAAAAAGGTACAGGACGAAAACAAAGCACTTGCCATGCAGAACGCCAGCCAGAAACAGCTTATAGGTGAATTGAAGCCGAAGGCAGACTACACAGATTTAATCCTCAAGAGTAAATCTCTTGTAACAATCACACAGATTGCCAAAGATTACGGAATGAGCGGACAGGCGATGAATAAAATTCTCCACAATCTGGGAATTATCTACAACCAGTCTGGGCAGTGGCTCCTGTATAGCAAACATCAGGCAAAAGGTTATACACATAGTGAAACGGTAAACATCGTTCACAGTGATGGACGGGAAAATGTAAAGATGAACACGAAATGGACACAGAAAGGACGCTTGTTCTTGTATAACACACTGAAAAAAGAGGATATCATCCCCGTTATTGAGAAAGGAGCTTGAACGTGGACGAAAAAACGATTGCCGCTTACAAAAACATAAACAGACAACAAAAGGTAGATGTTGGATCCCTGTACAGGAAAAAGCTTATTGAGTTTCTTGATAAAGCGTCCGACATCTACGAACTGGAAAGCGCTAACAAATGTATAAAAATGCTGCCGTATCTTCCCGATGAAGACAACACTGTATACGCAAAAAATGAAGATACAGGGCAGATGGAGAAAGTGTTTCAGAGGTGAATAAATGCAAGAGGTATTCACGATAGACGAATTGGCTAAGCGGTGGGGGTGTAGCAAATCTACCATCGCAAGACATGAAAAAGATGGATATTTGCGTCGCTGTTCAAATGTTCCAGGCGGAATCCATTACCCGCTTTCAGAAGTCCTTAAATGCGAGGACATTCAGCAGAACTATTCACCTTTATCTCCAGCGTCTCATGGGATGTTGGTGAGAAAAATAAATGCACTTCAAAAAGAAAATGAGAACTTATCAAAAAAATTAGAAAAAGCAAGGGAGGTATTGTCATGATTGACAAGGCAATGAATGTACTGTATATCGTTATTTTCCTGTTTATGATTGCGGCTGTTGTGGAGGCTATCCGATGAAAGCGTTAATAGCATTTATAGCGATCGTGGGGTTGGCAGGATATGCAGTAGAGCCTGAACAGCCGCTGATTGCTTATAAGGCAACTATTTCCAAAACGGAAACAGTTTGGGATGTCTGCTCACGAATAGCCGGCAACCAAGATAACATGCAGGAATTAGTATGGCGGACGATGAAAGAAAACCACATCAACAATCCAGGCGAAGTACAGCCTGGACAAGAAATTATTGTGAGAGTAAAGGCGGTGAAGAAATGACTGACGCAGAAAAGTTTAAACATATCAGCGAATATGTACGCCGCAGGCATAAGCAGGAGTTAGATGTCTGGACAGATGCGGACAAAAATGGTCAAGTGATAAACGCGGCCAAAGCGAGTATACGCGAAGAAATTTTATTTGAAATTATTACTGAGCTAAACGAAATTGAAAAAGCCGACTGATAATTGCAGTTATCAATCGGCGAACGTATTGGTGATACATCCACCATTATTTTATCACAAAGGAGAAATAAATGTACGGTGTAGACGATGAAGAATTACGAGAGGAGTTAAGGCGTATTGATACAGCGAATAAAGAAAATGCGCTGTATCACATAAAACAAGCCCTGGGATATTCAAATTGTGAAGTAACTGACATTGAATTAGTTCAGGACGGATGTAGGACATTTGTTGACATTACAGTCCAAAGCGGGGCGATATTCCGAGCGAATGTATCAATGGATAGTGTCGGCGCCATGATATACGACATTTTCAGGCAGTGCGAATGGTTGAGATCATGAAAATTGAGTTTACAGAAAATAACTTCATTAGATTTCTTGAAAAATTGGTTCAATGTGGAACCAGAGATACATGTTTTTTCTCTATGAGTTGGGAGGTATTTGATCCACTTAGAGACCCACTGATTGTCGGCGTTGATGTTAGATATGGTAAAAAGAACAGCTTGTATAAAAGCCTTAATGTACACATTCAAAATCATGTTAATGCGGAAATCGAAATTGATGGGAAATCAAAAGTCTGCAAAACGCCGTTTGAAGCGTTTGAATTTATCAAAAGTATTTATGAAATGAAATTTGGAGGAAAAGAAAATGGCAAAACTTTATGAATTAGACCAGAGAATTAATGAATTAATCGCAAATTCAATAGACCCTGAAACAGGCGAAGTATCCGATGGGTTTATTGAAAAATTGGACGCACTCAATATGGAGCGCAACAAAAAAATAGATAACATTATGTGCCTGATTAAAAACCTGATTAGCGATGCCGAAGGATGGGAAGCAGAAGAAAAACGCCTTGCCGAATTAAAGAAATCGGCGAAGAACAGAGCAGAAAGCCTTAAAAATTACCTTTCACGGTATATGGAAGCTGGCGTCGAGAAATTCACGTCTGAACATGGGAAAATCGGCTGGAGAAAGAGTGAAAAGGTTGTTGTTCAGGATGTAGATACACTCCCCGAAGAGTTCAAGAAAGTAAAAGTTGAAGTAAAAGCAGATCTTATCTCATTGAAAAATGCACTTAAAGAAGACAGAAAGATTGATGGCGTTTCACTGGAAGAACATCAAAACATTCAAATTAAATAAGGAGGAACGATGGGTAAAATATCAAAACTGCTAAAAATGCAGAAGAAATTGGTTGTTCCAAAGGGGCAGTATAACTCTTTTGGTAAATACAAATACCGTTCGGCAGAAGACATCATGGTTGCCTTGAAAGTAGTACAAGAAGCGGAAAATACCGTGGTTGTTATTGATACAGACATAGAAACAGCCAATGGATGGAATTATATCAATGCCACAGCGACGCTGTACGACGCTGACGATGGAGAAGTAATTGCCGTTACACACGGAAAAGCAAGAGAACCGGAAGCAAAAAAAGGAATGGACGAAAGTCAAATTACTGGTACAGCTGCCAGCTATGCAATCAAGAGGGCGCTGTCGGGTATGTTCTTGATTGATGACGAAAAAGACGCCGATACACTTAACAATTCAGATGACTACACAAAAAAGGATAATACAAAAACAGTTATGCTGAAAAAGTTAGAGTACGAGCTTTCACAAAATGATATTGATATCAACGATTTTGCGAAGATCTTGTTCAAGAAAAAGAAAGACTCCCTAACCGAAAAACAAATAGAAGCAACGCTAAGTAACTTCTCAATTGCCGTTGACAAATACAGGAAACTTACAAAGCAATGAAAGCAAAATGTTACGGGCTGAAAATCAATCACATGGATATCACTCATGCGGAAATATCCGTAGTGGTTGACAAATCAGCATTGCAGAACCTGCCGCCACAGGATAAACCGATGGAAATTATCCTGCAAACAATCAAGAAGAAAAGAAGCTTATCGGCTAATGCTTATTGCTGGGTACTCTTTGATGAAATAGCAAAGGCAGTCAAGAACACGGCTAAAAACGTCTACAAACAGGCTATACGTGATGTGGGGGTATACGAACTCATGTACATGCCAAAAGACGCTGTAAAACGATTTATTGACGTTTGGAACGCAAAAGGCGAGGGGTGGCAGGCAGAATTACTGGAAGCGGAGTATCAGGGGTTGTCATGTGTAAAAGCCTACTATGGAAGTTCCACATACAACACAGATGAAATGTCACGTCTTATTGATTGGGCAATAGACGCCGCAGAAGAGCAGGGAATTGAAACTCTTACCCCTGCCCAGAAGAGCCTAATGCTAAAAGAGTGGGGTGATAACTGGAATGGATGAACACTTCTTGATTCCACGATGGAACAAAATCAAGTTGACAAAGAATGGTTATGCAAAAATATGCAAACTTATAAATGAAAGGGATGGAGAAAAATGTGTGATTTGCGGTAGCCATTGGGGCATTCACCATCATCATATCACCTTCCGTTCAAGTTTCAGAGATCCAGGAAGTGACACATTGGAAAACCTTGTTTGTGTATGCTGGCGGTGCCACGACATTTACTGTCATGGAACGAAAGAAAAACGCTGGCAGAGGATACTTGAAGAATACATCGAAAAAATGAAACCGTGGAATGAAGCACACCGTAAACAGGCGGAAGAAATCTATGAAAAGTACAGGAGGTAAAAATTGGCAGAACAAACACGGAACAAAAGGCGGCTTTATTGGTTGAAATTGCCAGAAAACTTTTTCAGAAGAAAGGAAATAAAACGCTTAAGAAGAATTGCGGGCGGAGATACGTTTACTGTTATTTACCAAGAAATGTTATTGCTTGCAATGAATAACAGCGGACTTTTGAGCTTTGATGGATTTGACGAAACCTTTGCAAAAGAAATTGCGCTTGAGTTAGATGAAGACCCTGATAATGTTCAAATGACCGTGAATTATTTACTTAGAACAGGACTAATGACAGAAGTTACCCCCGATGAATATCACTTGCTTGAATCTGACGTGTATACAAGCAGTGAAAGTATAAGCGCAGAGCGGGTTAGAAGATTTAGGGAAAACCAAAAAGCGTTACAATGTAACACTCATGTAACGCAAGTGAAACGTTTGTGTAACGTAGAGATAGAGAAAGATACAGAGATAGAGAAAGATACAGAGATAGAGAAAGATACAGAGA